TAAATATTTCTAAGTATAGTAATACTGGAACTAATTCACAAATAATTAAATAATAAATATGGCAGAGTCTGGCATTAAAAGTTATTTTCCGAGTCAAACAGTAAGTGATGCTGAAAAGTTAAGCTACGAATATGGTTTGAATGTAGGTAAAGCAATTGCAACAGAATGGTTTAATAATGATAAAAGTCTTAATAAATATAAGGCTAATTATAATAATTTTCATAATCTAAGATTGTATGCTAGAGGTGAACAATCAATACAAAAATATAAGGATGAGTTATCTATAAATGGTGATTTGTCCTATTTAAATTTAGATTGGAAACCTGTTCCAATTATTTCTAAATTTGTAGATATAGTAGTAAATGGTATAGCTGAAAGAACATATGATATAAAAGCTTTTTCACAAGATTCCCATGGAGTTTCTAAAAGAACTGAATATATGGAGTCTATATTAAAAGATATGAGACTTAGAGATTTTAATGCCGCGGTTAAAAGAGAATTAAATCTCAATGTAAGAAATAGTCAAATTGAAGAATTACCTGAAAGTAACGAAGAGCTAGAGCTTCATATGCAGTTAACATATAAGCAATCAATAGAAATAGCAGAAGAACAAGCTATTAATACTTTACTAGAAGGAAACAAATATGAATTAATTAAAAAACAATTCTATTATGATCTTACTGTATTAGGTATAGGTGCTGTAAAAACTAGTTTTAATACTTCTGAGGGTGTTGTTATCGACTATGTTGATCCCGCTAATTTAGTATATTCATATACTGATTCTCCTTATTTTGACGATATATATTATGTTGGCGAGGTTAAATCAATTCCAGTAAACGAATTAGCAAAACAATTTCCTCATTTATCTGAAAGTGATCTTGAGGATATAATGAAAAATAAATTTACAAATAAAAATAATTATAACACTAGGTATTCAGTAGATAAAGACGATAATAATACTATTCAAGTTTTATATTTTAATTATAAAACTTACATGAATGAGGTTTATAAAGTAAAAGAAACTAGTACTGGTGCTGAAAAAATTATACCTAAAGACGATCAATTTAACCCACCAGAAAACATGGAAGGTGGTTATTCAAGATTATTAAGGTCAATAGAGTGTTTATATGAGGGCGCTATGATTTTAGGTACTGATAGATTACTTAAATGGGAGATGGCTAAAAATATGATGCGTCCTAAAAGTGATTTTACTAAAGTAAAAATGAATTATGCTATTGTTGCGCCTAGAATGTATAATGGTAAAATTGATTCATTAGTGAAGAAGATAACGGGGTTTGCAGACATGATTCAATTAACTCATCTTAAATTACAACAAGTACTATCAAGAATGGTTCCAGATGGTGTTTATTTAGATGCTGATGGTTTAGCTGAAGTTGATCTGGGTAATGGAACTAATTACAATCCACAAGAAGCTTTAAATATGTTTTTCCAAACTGGATCTGTTATTGGTAGATCATTTACGCAAGATGGCGATATAAATCCTGGAAAAGTACCTATTCAAGAAATAACATCAGGATCTGGTGGTAATAAAATGCAAGCTCTTATAGGTAATTATAATTATTACTTACAAATGATAAGAGATGTCACAGGGCTTAACGAAGCGAGAGATGGTAGTATGCCAGATAAAAACGCTTTAGTTGGTGTTCAAAAACTAGCTGCTGCAAATTCAAATACCGCTACTAGACACATATTACAATCTGGATTATTTTTAACAGCTGAAGTTGCGGAATGTTTATCTCTTAGAATATCTGATATTATAGAATATTCGCCGACTAAAGATGCTTTTATACAAGCTATTGGTGTTCATAACGCGGCTGTATTAGAAGAAATAAAAGATTTACATTTATATGATTTTGGAATATTTATAGAATTACAGCCAGATGAAGAAGAAAGAATGATGTTAGAAAATAATATTCAAATGGCTCTTCAACAGCAAATAATAGAACTTGCTGACGCTATTGATATTAGAGAAATAAAAAATATTAAACTAGCTAATCAACTTCTTAAAATTAGAAGAAAGAAAAAACTAGACAGAGATCAAGCTGTACAACAACAGAATATCCAAATGCAAGCGCAAATGAATCAGCAATCTGCTCAAGTAGCGGCTCAAGCAGAAGTTCAAAAAAATCAAGCGTTAACATCTAGTCAAGCTGAATTAGAGCGAATAAAAATGGAATTAGAATCACAAAAAATGATGCAAGAAGTTCAGCATAAAAAAGAATTAATGGCCCTAGAATTTCAATATAATATGCAATTAAAAGATATTGAAGTTGATGGACAAAAAAACAAAGAAAAACAAAAAGAAGATAGAAAAGACGAAAGAACGAGAATTCAAGCAACACAACAAAGTGAGTTGATTGAACAAAGAAATAGTGGTAAACCACCTAAAAACTTTGAATCCGCAGGTAATGATATATTAGGCGGGGGAATTGATTTAGGCGTGTTTGATCCTAGATAAATTTATTAACTATTATTATATTATATTATGGCAGAGAAAAAAGAAGAACCTATTGTAGATAACGAAACAGGTTCAATAAAAGTAAAAACAAAAAAAGAAAAACAACCAACTAGTAACGAAACTAAAGGTAATGTTACTCAAGTTGTAGAAACAATGAAAAAACAACCTGAAGATTTAAGTAAAGAAACTATTACTAAGGTTGATTTAAACAAACCAGTAACACCAGAAGAAAAAAATGAAACTAAAGAAGATAACACTGACAACAGTGGAGTGGTTGCAGAGTCTGAAAATGCCGACACCACACAAGAACAAGAAGAAGTACAGCCGGAAACAGAAGCACAAGAAACTCCAGTACTAGAAGAGATTACTGAAGATTCTACTAAAGAGGAGGTTGCTGAAGTAGAAGAGCATATTGAAGAGGCTATTGCTAAAGCTGAGGTTACCGGTAAACCATTACCAGAAAATATTCAAAAGTTAGTTGACTTTATGGAAGATACTGGTGGAGATTTAAATGACTATGTTAAACTTAATCAAGATTACTCAAAATTAGATGATCAAAATTTATTATACGAATATTATAAACAAACAAAACCTCATTTAAATAACGAAGAAATTAACTTCCTTATGGAAGATTCGTTTTCTTATGATGAAGAAGAACATGATGATAGAGAAATACGAAGAAAGAAATTAGCGCTAAAAGAGCAAGTTGCCAGCGCTAGAGCCCACTTGGACGGGCAAAAGTCCAAATACTATGAAGATATTAAAACTGGTTCAAAACTCACTAAAGAGCAACAGAAAGCAGTTAATTTCTTTAATAGATACAACAAAGAGTCAGAAGCAACTCAAAAAATAGTTAAAAAAAATTCTGATATTTTTGCACAAAAAACTGAACAAGTTTTTAACGACAAATTCAAAGGTTTTGAATACAATGTCGGTGATAAAAAATACAGATTTAATGTAAACAATGCTGAAGAGGTTAAGAATACTCAAAGTGATATAAGCAATTTTACCAAAAAGTTTTTGGATAAGAATTCTGCTTTAACAGATGCTAGGGGTTATCATAAATCTTTATACACAGCAATGAATGCGGATGCTATTGCAAAACACTTTTACGAACAAGGTAAAGCAGATGCTATAAAAGATAGTACTGCTAAATCAAAAAATGTAGATATGAATCCAAGGCAAACCCATGGAGAAATTAAAGCAGGTGGTGTAAAAGTAAAAATATTAGGTGAAAGTTCTTCTGATTTTAAGTTTAAAATTAAAAATAAAAATTAACAATTTAAAATTATAAAAAATGGCAATTACAGGAGGAACTTTGTTAAATGTGCAACCTGCTCCAGTGCAGCAAGCGCTTGTAACAAATTATTTAGACTTAGCCGACGCGTCAAACGCGGGGTGGGGTCAACAATATGTGCCAGACTTGATGGAAAAAGAAGCTGAAATTTATGGTCCTAGAACTATATCTGGCTTTTTAGCTCAAGTTGGTGCAGAAGAGGCTATGTCCGCTGATCAAGTGGTATGGTCTGAACAAGGTAGATTACATCTATCTTACAAAGGATTCGTTGTTGATGACGATGATAATACTGATGGTGGTATTATTGAAATAGAAACTGATATTGATGATAATGATATAGGTACTGATCATGGTGTTAGACCTGGTGATTTACTTCTTTTAGCTAACAACACTTCAGGTGCTGTGTGTAAAGCTATTGTAGCGCAAGCTCCAAGAGGTACTTCTGCTGGTACTAATGATAGAATTCACGTAGCTGTTTATGGTCATGACGACTTAAATAGTGCTGGTTTCTTTGATGATGCTGCTGGTTCAACTGCAAAATCAGTTACTATATTAGTTTATGGTTCTGAATTTTCTAAAGGCGACAACTATGATGGCGCAACAACTAGAGGATCAAATCAACCAAGTTTCAAAACATTTACTAACAAACCGATTATCATGAAAGATAATTATGTAGTATCTGGTTCAGATGCTTCTAAAATTGGTTGGGTTGAAATTTCTAGTGAAGACGGTACTTCTGGATACATGTGGTATTTAAAAGCTGAGTCTGAAACTAGAATGAGATTTACTGATTATTTAGAAATGGCGCTTTTAGAGGCTAAAATCGGGGGACCTGCTGCTTCTACAGCTTCAGCTTCCATTTATGGTTCGATTAACGCAAACGCCGATTTAACAGATTCTCATATTGGTGTAGCTAATACAGGTACTCAAGGTTTATTTGACGCTGTTGAAACTCGTGGTAATGTTACTTCAGGTATTACTGGTGTTAACTCTGCAACTGATTTAGCTGAATTTGACGCTATCTTAGCTGAGTTTGACAAGCAAGGTGCTATTGAAGAAAACATGATGTTTGTAAACAGAGCTACTAGCTTAGCTATGGATGACATGTTAGCTTCTATGAACTCTTACGGAGCTGGTGGTACTTCTTACGGAGTATTTAGTAATTCAGAAGATATGGCGCTTAATTTAGGCTTCTCTGGATTCCGAAGAGGTTCTTATGACTTCTACAAATCTGACTTTAGATATCTAAATGATTTAGCTACAAGAGGTGGTATTAATGCTGCTTCTGGTTCTAATGCTATTAGAGGTATTATAATACCAGCTGGTACATCTACAGTTTATGATCAAGCAATGGGGAAAAATCTTAAACGACCTTTCTTACATGTTAGATATAGAGCTTCTAATTTAGAAAGCAGAAAGTTCAAAACATGGACCACTGGTTCTGTTGGTGCTGTTACATCTGCTTTAGATGCAATGGAAATTCATATGTTATCTGAAAGATGTTTAGTTACTCAAGGTGCTAATAACTTTATGTTAATAAAGTAAGCATTTATTATATTAAGGATCGAGGCTTCGGCCTCGACCCTTTCTTTTTATTAATTTTATTATATATCCT